ATCAGCAGCAACTAAAGCTCTGAAAGTTGGCGCGGCAGCCGAGCCACTTGCAGGGCCAACAAGTATTGTGTTTGCTGTTCTTGTATCTGTTTTACTAAAATAAGCTCCAGATCCACCAACGGTAATTATTGAACTTGCAGAAGGTGGGGTTGAGCCGTTATCACCAAAACCGTAATAGAGTTTTAAATCACTTTCGTTAAACGCTAATTCTGATGGAAACAAACTTGACGGCGCACCATCAGCTCCGCTAGCAGCTCTTTTTTTAATCCGAATTGTGTTAGCCACTAGAAAGATCCTCCATTAGTAAGTGTGTCTGTGGTCCAAGTATTATTGGCCTTAAGACTTGATGAACTACCGTCATAGTAAACGATAGATTTGTTTACAGCACTACTTGTGTCAATAGCTGTTGAGGCTCCTTGTGGACCTTGTGTTGCAACTTCTATTACCGAACTATTGTTTTCATCAATAGTTACAGTGTTTTTATTAGTTGTGATATTAACCGTAGTCATAGCTAAGAGGTGAATCCTTGACTCATATAGATCGTACCTTCTAGCCAATATTCATGCAGACCCCCGCTTGTTAATCTCACGTCATATTTATATTCATCAGCTGTAAAAGTGGTGGTCTGACTATCTGTCAATGTCCACGTCCATGTTCCATTGCTTGCGTTTGTAATTGCACAAGTAACGTCTGCCGCCTTAGTTGTGCGGGTCGAGTCCCACACTTGCGAGGCAATACTATACCCAGTCAAATTAACCGCACTTCCACCTGAATCTTTCAACGTGACAGAAACACTATGATCTGACCTCCGTTGAATCGTCATGTCATACGTTCCGGGTGCTATTGCCACCGTTAGCCCTCAACTCTAATGCTTCGAGTTTAACAACAATCTGGCCCTTAGTCTGTTCTATCTCTCTTTATAAATTTCAAGAATAACGTAAACCTCCGAGCCTCCTAGTGATTGAGCTACTCCATGACCGTTGCCGTTTCTTGCAATATCAGAAATCTGTTGAAGCTTATAAGTTGTGGAAGTAGTTGGATATAACCTACCAATCAAATGATTCCACTTGTTATGATCGCCAAAAGTAGGGCCGTAGCCATTTCCCCCTATAATTTTCTGAGTACTGTTGGTTACATCATAAATTCTTAATCTAACGCTTTCAATATCATCTGAACAGGCCATTGCTTTTATTAGATAATTCCCTGCTCCCAATGTGAATGAATTGCTTGAAATCGTAACGATGTTAGAAGTATCAACTTCATCGTTTAACACCCGATCAGTCCAACTTGTCCCAGAATTTCCGCCATTTGTCCCAGAATTTTCAACCTGTTGCAGAATTGCATAAGCAACAAAACCGCCAGTAGTGGCAGTCACCAAAGAATCAGCCGTTGCCCAACTTAAGACCCCCGAACCATCAGTTTTTAAAATCTGATTGGCACTTCCATCGTCATCTGGAAGGGTCAAGGTGTAATTAGTTCCTATATTATCTGGAGCTTGAAGTGCCGCCCAATTAGAACTACTTGAATCTGAAAGTCTTAAGTCTCCCCGTCCTTTTATCGTAACCCCATTGCTGTCAACAAATGCCCTTTCTGTTCCACCTGTTGTTACAGCTAAAGTATCTGCGGCTGATCTATATAGTCCTAAATTTGTGTCAGAAGCAAAAGTAAGAGAAGGAGCCGAAACAGTTCCGTTAGTTGCTTTCAAAGGAACTTGTGGTTCACTTCCATCAGACTTGAATAAATGTGAAGCGGTTCCATTTGCTGAAATCCCTAAAACATTACTGGCAGACCTATAAAGCCCTGTGTCTGTATCGCCAGAAAAACAAATTGACGGAGCACCGTTTGTACCATTAGCAACTCCTACAACACCTGTAAAAGTTGGACCTGCTAATTTTGCTAATCCTAAATTCGCAACTCCTATATCCCCTACTTCATGCCAAGTCGTAGCTGTAGAGCCGTCTCTCATATATAGCTTGTTATCGTTTGTCCTTACCTGCCACTGATAGGGATAACTATCCGCACCAGGGACGGCACTAGAATCAGACTGGTTGCGAGCGATTGCAGCTAGAGCATTATTAAGGTCAGTTCTTACAGCTTGACCAGAAGCATTTGCAATTACTAGATCATGGACAGTCATTTACTCATTACCTTTTTTATTAGTTTAACCGCTGCGCCCGAATCCTACAGCCGTATAGGAAAATTCTCTAGCAATAGGATTGTTTGAACTGTCTTTGAAAATAACTGTAAATCCTGCTCCTGTCACATTTGAAACAGCAAAATAATCACCTGAAGCCATGTTATAAGCAGTAATACCAATACTAGGAAGATAAGTTGTCGTACTTCCTCCCACAACTGAAGTTCCAGTAAAGAAACTTTTTGTAAATGCGATTGCTTTTCCGCTGCCGCTGTTCGTGCTATCTATGGCAGATGTTGACTGCTCTGTTCTTCTTGTAAACTTCAGTTTGAAACCAAGTTGATCGATAAGAATATTTTGAGCTGCATCTGTTGTTGACAATATTGTTTTAAATTTAAAAGCTCTTCCTCTAAATGTTCCATTAGCAAAAGGAGCATATGAACCATAAGAAGATGCGTCCTCAGATGTTGCAACTTGTAAAACAGCGTTAACTTTATCTGGAATATCGCCATCAAAGTCTGTCCAAGTATCTATTAAAGCTGTTTTGTCATCTATCAAAGCCGATGGATATAAACCTCTAGTAGCAAACACTCGCTCCAGATCAACATTAAAAATAGCTCCAAGATCTAAAACATTTTGAAATTCATAAGTACCTGTCAACGCTGCAACAACAGAAACATTCCCTGACGTTGTAAGACTATTTGCTGCCGTAACTGTAAAAGTATTTGCATCAGCAACAGAGACAACTGTGAAGTCTCCATCTGTTGCGTTCCCAGAGCTGTAGGTAAAGGTCAAAGTCTCCCCAACTACTACACCATGAGAAGTGATTGAAATAGTAACGGTAGTACCAGATTGGCTATAGGTTCCTGTTCCACTCGCTGAAGGGTTTATAAGCTTCAAAGCATCAAGACTTGAATCATAAATTGTATTTACTTTGTTCCCAGCGAAATTACCTGTATCTTCTCTTTGCGTTAACCCAACTAATAATTCATCAACGGCAGGAGCCGAAACAATAATGCTTGCCTCCCCTGTACTGAAATGACCAGTATCATCTTCAAACTTAACAATGTATTCTCCAGTTAAAAGTGGAACGACTGCCTGTGTACTATTACCGGGTAAAGAACTAATTAAATCAGTCGAGTTAGACCAAGACCCAGACCCATTAGTTAGGGAGGAATGTCTTATAAAAATTCGGCCTCCATGTATAACGTCAAGATCTATTGCCTTATCCCAAGTTAATCGTGCTGAATTTGCGTTTATTCCTTCAAAAGATAAATTAGAAACATCCGCAGGAGGTTCATCTTTACCAGACGCAATATATTCAAGATCAGCCGTCAAAGTCGAGGGGTTTAGATCAAAACTAAAAGCCGCAACTTTGAAATCATAAGTCCCGACCTGACTATTCATTATTTCAAAAGAAGAATTAGGGACAGTTTGAGAAAACCACGGCCCCTTTTCATATCTGTATTTAAATTGGTATTGAACAACCCCAATTGAAGGTTTCCAACTAACAGTAAGTCGAGTAACTGCTTTACCATTTATAACAAGCATTTGCTCCTGAGCCTTTAAATTTTCAGGTGGAGTTGCGGGTTTATCTAAAATGGAAACACGTCTTGGCGTTAAAGGTGTACCTTCATCGATGTTTTCATATTTACCTTCTATATAAGGGGACGCAGTAATTACATAATTCTGTCCTTGATCTTTTTCTGTAACAGATAAGACCCTCCATTGTTCTGCTTTTACAGTGTCATTTTCAAGTAACCAAATACTCCCGACTGCTGGAGCCTGACTATATGCACTCGCTACCGTAATTGCTGCTCCAGAGATACTAGCTATTTCTTTTGTCTCGGTTAATCCATCAGGCAAAATAACACTTAACTTTGCATTATCTGTGCTTGGCAAATCGGTTGCATCCTCATCATCAACAGTAATAACAGTTGTTGAAGCAGCCGAAATCCTTCCACCTCTTCTTACTCCACTTCTTACAGGATCAGCAACATCTATAACCATTCCGGGGCGTACAACCACCCCACTCTCTATTGATGTTGAAAACGTGATAACTTCCGATTCCCTGTGCTCTGTGAACGCTAGATATTTACCAAGTCGTATAGCTTGCCCTCTCGAAGTACAAGCAAAAGCTTTTACTTGTTTAACAATTTGACCCCATTTCGCTACATTTACTGTATCTTCGTATGTCTCATAATCTATATCAATAGTATCCATATTGAAGTAACTGACTACAAAAACCGTATGCCTTGTTTTTAAACTTGTGCCACTATATGAGAAACCTTCTGGACTTATATTGGATAAATTGAATAGATAAGAAGTCGCCGTTGGTCCATCTTGAGAGACCGTTACCGACCCGGCTCCCCAAAAGGGCATACATCTCATAACCCCTGATAGTTCATTGATTAAATCAAAGGCTTCTGTTGGGGTTTGAATCGATACGTTGCAGCTAAATCTGGCTTCTTCTCCATTGAATCCATCATCAACTAGTTCATTACAATAAACACTTGCAGCATAGAACGAAAATTTATCAAGCCTAGAAGCACTACCATTGAAACTAGCTTTCTCCGTCTCAGTTAATATCTGATCCCCAAACCCGTAACGTTCGGCACATAACAAATCATAAAGTATCCAGCTTGGGCAGCTGCACCATTGAGCAGCGGAGAAAGTCCCATTCCACGCGCCAGAATAAGTAACCCTCCCTGTATTTGAATCTACACTTGCATTGTTCGGCAGTCTTACTTTTACTCCTCTTATTCGGAACTGTCTTGTTGGAATGTTTGAAAATTGTTTGCTATCAAGTCTCAGAGAACAATAAGCAGAGTTCAAATATCTTTGCTTGTCATCAACTATCGTAGTTAAACTCGACCAATGAAAAGCATTAATTATTAAAGTAGAGGGACTATCCCCAGTTACTCTTACGACTTTAATATCAACAGGAAAAGCGTTCCCGCCGTTTTTAGTCTGATCTATATTTATTCGATAATCTTTTTGATAAGCGTCTGTAGTTCTTCCTGAAACGGTGTCGTCAATTTCAGTTGTAAAACTTGTTTCTCCGTTGTATTTACTCTGTATTTTCAGAATAACACCGTCTCCCGTTTGATTTCCTTTCTTATCTCCTTTTGTAATAGCAGGCCAAGTCAAAGTAATCCTTACTGCATCTGGATCTGGTGCGCCTCCTGTCCCGGCTGATATCTGCCTAGTAACACCGCCACCTTCTTCAGTGACTTCTACGCCGATATTTGTAGGGTCTGCAACGCTATCTGTTATGCCTCGAATGTATTCTTGGTTGGATGTTCCGTATCTAGGGTTGAACTGAACATTTCTAAAGTTATAATCTGAATCTTGAGGGTTAGTTGCATCGGCATTAGCGTCAAGGATAGGAGTCTTGTTGAGATAAATATCTTTTAATGCTGCCGTATTGTAAGGGTCTGTGTCTCTTGTGTATGCCTTTGCAGAGGGGAAACCTTCAATTTCTCCTTCACTAAGAAGATCCTGAATAGTTGCAAACTGTCTTGAGTCAAGACTGTCGGGTTCAATTACTGGCTCTTTAGGCGGTTTACCAAAAAGCCAATCAAAGAATCCTGCTCCCCTTATATCTTGTGTCATGCGACTACCTGTTCAGTATCAATTCCTGCACTAATTATGACCGATCCAGTGAATATTTCTCCATAAACTATAGGTACTGGTGTTCCTGCCCTGCTTGTGTTCTGGACCCCTCCAAATGAATAAGATAATTTTGGATCTTGCCCAAACTCAGAGTCTTTCGGTTGAGGTGCAAGCATCCCCGCTACACCCGTCAGGGTTAAATAAACACCCGCTGAACCAACAAGGGAAGTAAGTGCAATAGGTGTCCCTCCAAAAGTTCCGATTGATCCGGCAAGAAAAGCAGGATTAGAAAGTGCTACACCAATCAAAATAATTCCTAATATCACCTTTCCCGTATTCCCTCCTGCTCCACCAATAACAGGGATGATTTTTACATCACTGCCTGCTGGATAATGAAGTTCATCTTCTGGAACATCAAAATCTCCAGTCGTTACCCTATAAGACTGTTCTACCATGTGGCCATGCAGATCAGGCCAATTAGCAACTAAAAACCTAACAGCCTCGGCAGGTGTGCTGATGTCAGCTTCCATTGTTTTTTCGCCGCCACGTTTTACAACAAAATCAGCTAATGGACCGTAGAGTTTAACTTTGCGGAGCATAACGATACCTCTTACCAATACATTTTAATAGCCATTCGTCTAATAAGTCTTCTGTGCTTAATCTGCCAGCACAGTGGTGTAAAACTTTTTGTTGTGGAACGTAAACGCCCACATGGTTAAGTCCTGGGTGCATCATAGACATAAGAAGAACATCTCCCTTCTCATAACCTTCTTCGGGTCTTAATTCCCTGAAACCTGCTTCCCCAGACAAAGATTCAAACAATGGATTTCTTAGAAAATCAGTAGGTGTTCTGGGTCTATTCCAATCTTTTAAAATAATATTTAATTCCTCTTTATACCAGTCTCTCACTAGAGTCCAGCAATCAGCTACACCCCAGCACCAAGGTCTGGCAAGTAAAGGGGCTTTGTAACCGCTAGGTTTACACCCTCCCCATGTTTCAGTGCTTGGGTTTACAATATGCCACGGCAATTTACTCGCTTCACAACTAATCAAATCTGCTTTACTCGGGCTGGGATAAGTAACAGGGTGAGAATGAACAATTGACATAATTGTTCCCTTATCTGACCATTTGGCATAATCATCGGGATCTAACAAAAAAGTCTGTGTTGGTTCATCAGAAATATTGTTGCAACGTTTGTAATATTCTTTTCCTTTTATTAATACGACTAAACCAACAGACTCTTTAGGCTCTTCTTCCTTTGCGTGAAGTAAAGCAGCATCTTTCCAAATCATATATTACCAACACCCGGAAATTCTGTTCTTAGACATTGCCTTTTGGGAGCACGAACTCCTTGTAAGTCCAAGGATGAACTAAGTTCAAACGATACAGAATCCCTTGTTTCGGCAGTTTTTCGATCAATCACCCACGTTTCCCTTGGAAATTCAGCATAAGGGTCTGGAGTACCTAAAGGATTGCTATCACCCGGAAAATTAGCAGCATCCAAGTATCGCGCGAGTGTTCTTATTCTTATAACTTCTGCACCTGATAAGTCATTCCCCGGTGTTACTTTATTTGCCGCCTGCATTAACGCCGTAATAGAAGATAAAGCATTACTTA